ATGAAAATCTTTATCGGATACGACCCCCGCGACCATGACGCCTATCGGGTGGCGGAGCAGAGCATCCGCGAGAACACTAAGGCTGATGTCGATATCATCCCACTGAAGGATTGGGAACTGCGCAAGAAAGGCATTTATTGGCGACCCTACCGCGTCGAGGAAAGCGGCCAGATGTGGGATGAGCGCGACGGTAAACCGTTCTCCACGCAGTTTAGCTTTACGCGCTTTGCAGTGCCGTTGCTGGAAGACTATGGAAACGAGTGGGTGCTTTTTATCGACGCGGATATGATGTTTCGTGCTGACATTGAAGACCTGTTCGCGTTGGCTGATGACAAATATGCTGTCATGTGCGTCAAGCATAATCAGAAGCCGACTGAACTTATGAAGATGGACGGCGTATTGCAGACGAAATACGCCAGAAAAAATTGGTCTTCGGTGATGCTTATGAAGCCGTCAAAGTGCCGTGGGCTGACGCCATACGCGCTGAACAATTGGGACGGCAGCAGCCTGCATGGCCTACACTTCATTGAGGGCGACGACTTGATTGGCGAATTGCCCGCGACATGGAACTTCTTGGCGGGTTACGACGACCCAAGCAAGAACCCGAAAAATGTTCACTTCACACTAGGCACCCCAGACATGCAGTTGTTCAATGCGCCGCCAACACCGTGGGACGGCGAGTGGTGGGATTGCCTGGATCGAGCAAAGAAAGGTGTTTTCGATGCGCCGAAGACAAGCATACGCGACTGATGACAAGCGTGAGGCTGCATCAGAGCCGACAAAGGAGCCTGTTGCCAAAAGGGTAGCAAAGCCCGTCAAAAAGGGTTATTGTGGCAAGTGTGGGGTGCGCATCGGTCGTGGCGTATACGGCCATCAGCAAAAATGTGACGGGACGCCCCCACGATGACGACCTATGGCGTGATGATTGACCGTATCGAAGCGGAGATTGGCCGCAGCGACCTGACTGCGCGTGTGAAGGAAGCCATTTTAACTTCGATCAAACACTACGAGCGCCGCCGCTTCTATTTCACCGAATTCATCGACAGCCTCTCCACCTCGTCAAGCCAGGAATTCTACAGCGTGAGCGACTACGCTGACATGAGCTTAATCACTGAGGTCGATAGTCTGCGGATCAATGACGGAACCTACGACTACCCGCTCATGGAGCGCGATTGGTCGTACATGGAACAGGTGCAGACTTACGATGGTGTGTTTAGTGACCCCACAGACTATACATTCTACTCGCAACGTCTGCGCCTGTACCCTATCCCTGATGCGGGGCGCACCATCCATATTAGTGGGGTCAAGAAATTGGCGTCCTTGTCGGCAACGACGGACACCAACGCTTGGATGACGGATGGCGAGGCCCTCATCAGGGCAAGGGCGAAGGCGGAACTATATGCGCACGTTGTCCACAAGCCCGACAAGTCGGCGGTAATGCACCAAGCAGAACTGAACGCCCTGTCGGAACTTGAGGCCGAAACATGGCGGCGTGTTAATGGTAAAATCAGGGCAACGCAGTTTTGATCCCATTTGCTGAATATCTACCGGACCAGCCGGATTATGCTGGCGGCACGACAGTCGCCACGAACGTGTTTCCGCGCACGGCGGGGAGCTACGGGCCAGTGGCTGATTTGTCGTCTTCGATCACGGCGCTGTCGAACAGGCCGCAGGGCGCAGCATCGTTCCGCGACAGTGCTGGCAACGTCAATACGTTCGCTGGCGATCTTCAAGACTTGTTTCTGCTTTCGGGCACGGCGTTCAATAACGTGTCGTCTTCGGCTGCGGCCTATACGACGGCGGTGGATGATGCGTGGAAATTTGGGCAGTACGGCGAGCGCATCATCGCGGTGAACGGCCACACCGACCAGCCGCAAAGCTACCTGATGGGGACGGACAGCGCGTTCAGTAACCTTGCCGCCGCTGCGCCCCGCGCCCGCCATATCGGCATCATTAACAATTTCGTGATGCTGGGTAATACCTGGGACAGTTCTGACGGGGCGGTGGTCAACCGCGTTTGGTGGTCTGCCATTGACTCGCCTGGGGATTGGCCGACGATTGGCAGCGCCGACGCAGCAGCTAAACAGTCCGACAGACAGGACTTGCCTATTGGTGGCCCCGTGCAGGCCATAACAGGCGCTATCGGCGGTCTTGATGGCGCGATCTGGACTGAGAAGGCCATTTACCGCGTCCAATACGCTGGCCCGCCCACCGTCTTTGATATTCTGGAGGTCGAGCGGGATCGTGGCACGTCCGCGCCGAATAGCGTGGTCAACGTCGGCACGTTCGGGTTTTACCTGGGCGAGGATGATTTTTATCGTTTTGACGGCGCAGGCTCGACCGGCATCGGTCATCAGAGGGTCAGTAAGACGTTCTTTAGCGAGATCGACCAGAACTATTACCACCGCGTCTATGGTGCTGCCGACCCGCTGAATAAGCTGGTGTGGTGGGCGTATCCCGGCACTGGGAACACGGGCGGTCGGCCTAACAAGCAGTTGATCTATAATTGGGCGCTGGATCGGTGGGGGACGGCTGAAATCGAAATGGAACTGCTGTTCCGCCAGTTGTCGTCCGGTTACACGCTGGATGAATTGGATCAGTTCGGCAACCTCGACACACTGCCGTTCAGCCTGGATAGCCGTATCTGGACGCTGGGGCGTCTGCTGTTGGCCGCGTTTGATGAGAATAACGTCTTGTCGGCGTTTAGCGGCAGCAACCTACAGGCCACCATCGAGACAGCCGAGGTCGGCGGCAACGAACTATTCGGCAAGCCACATGAGCGCATGTTCGTTGACGGCATCCGGCCCTACATTGACGGCGGCACAACGACAGTCGGCTTGAAATACCGCGACCTTCCCACGGCCAGCCTGACGACGGACGGACCCAACGCGGTCAACGCCTCGACCGGCATGGCGAACTTCTCCCGCTCGACGCGCTACGCACGCGCCCAGGTCATCGTCGCGGCGGGCGGCACTTGGTCGCACGCTCAAGGCGTGGACTATGATGTGAATGAAGACGGGGAAATTTGATGGCTGGCTTGCTTGACCGATATCTTGACCCAAACGTAGCGCAGCGTAGCGGCATCTTGCCGCTGGCCCGCATGAAGGATGGATCAATGTCATTAGCGTGGCCGGGTGCGCTGTTGGACGTTGGGCGGGGCATTACTTACACCGGCGACGTTATGTCAGGGCGCAGACCACTGACGGAGCGCGGTGTTACTGATGCCGCTGTTGAACTGGCTGGCGGCGCGGCTGGGGCCGGGCTGTTGGCTGGGCCGAAAACTGGTGTAAATATCGGCATGTTCGCTGGCCGCAATGCGGCGACGGCGGATAAGCGTGCGCTTGGCAAGGCGATGTCTATGGAGGGCAAGGGCGCAAGCCGTGACGAAATCTGGCGTGACACGGGTTGGTTTAGAGACGTAGACGATCAGTGGAAATTTGAGATTGATGATCGGGGGCTGGACATAAATCCAAAACTCAGGCGCGACGGCGGTCAAATGTATGGATGGGCGGGGCGCGATCTTCCGCATGACGATCTATATAAGGCATACCCGGAGATTGCGGACGTTGACACAAAACTGACGGTTGATGGAATAACAGACAAGCCTTTCGGGCATTATCAGGGGCGTGTTGATAGAAGCGATGAGGGATTATTCGACATAATGCCCGAAATCCATGCGCGAGGCGGTGAGGTGTCAGATGTGCGGTCGGTCGGTGGGCACGAATTACAGCACGCGGTGCAGGAGATGGAGGGGTTTGCAAAAGGTGGAAATACGCGAACTGCCGCATTGAATCCAGAAACATATAATGACGCGCTAAAGGCGCTAAAGGACCGAGCGTATAAATTAGCTATGGCCGATGGTGGCAGGCTTGGTGAGTTGACAAGGAAAAAGTGGGATGAAGGTATCGGCGGTAAAGAGTTGTCGGAATGGGAAAGGTTGTGGCGTGCATTCCAGCCAAATAACGATTATTTGGAAGCGGCTAGAAAACAAAAGTTAGACCCATACGAAACATACCGCCGCCTAGCAGGCGAAGCCGAAGCCCGCAACGTTCAGACGCGCATGGACTATCCGCCGGAGCAGCGCCGTGCAACGCCGCCTTGGGAGACGCTAGACGTTCCCGAAGATGAATTAATTGTGCGTATGTTCGCCAACCCCGCCACCGCCTCAGTGCCTG